AAATTATCATCACCAGGTATTGTCTATGAAACTGGTGATTTTAAGGAAAAAGAATGGAAAGATGTGCAGTATTTACCGAATGATTTATATGTACAATTAAATCTGGTGGAAAGTTTTACCATTCTCAAGTAGGAGTTAATTTTGTACTCAATAATAAAAAAATATTTCAGGAGCTGGAGCAGGAGCGGGAGCAGGAGCAGGAGCAGGAGCTGGAGCGGGAGCGGGAGCAGGAGCAGGAGCGGGAGCTGGAGCAGGAGCGGGAGCTGGAGCTGGAGCTGGAGCGGGAGCTGGAGCGGGAGCGGGAGCGGGAGCAGGAGCGGGAGCGGGAGCTGGAGCGGGAGCAGGAGCGGGAGCTGGAGCAGGAGCGGGAGCGGGAGCTGGAGCGGGAGCGGGAGCAGCGAATAATAATTTTATCGTTATTATTACTAGGATTTACTATTATGAGTATACCTATTGAAAAATATATTGATTTGAACTCTGTTGATAAATTTTTGATAGGCACGGGAATTATCGTTATCTGCATGGCACTGGCTATCAGAAAATGATCTTTAACATCATAATCGAAAGGAATGTATGAAAATGTTACCACAAAAAGTTGTTGAAATTGAAGAGGAAGGAATGGTATCTCTTTTGGGCAAAACTATAACTTTATTTTGCGCATCTTATATTTACACTGGTAAGCTTGAGGGTGTGAATGATACCTGTGTAAAATTATCATCACCAGGTGTTATCTATGAAACTGGAGATTTTAAGGAAAAAGAATGGAAAGATGTGCAGTATTTACCGAATGATTTATATGTACAATTAAATCTGGTGGAAAGTTTTACCATTCTCAAGTAGGAGTTAATTTTGTACTCAGTAATAAAAAATAAAATCAGGATCTGGAGCGGGAGCAGGAGCAGGAGCAGGAGCGGGAGCAGGAGCGTGAGCGGGAGCGTGAGCGGGAGCGGGAGCGGGAGCAGGAGCGGGAGCAGGAGCGGGAGCTGGAGCTGGAGCGGGAGCGGGAGCTGGAGCGGGAGCTGGAGCGGGAGCTGGAGCGGGAGCTGGAGCTGGAGCGGGAGCAGCGAAAAATGATTTTTTCTTTTAAAACAATAATTGATGACATATTTATAGTTGCAGATATTTACGAGGATGAATATATACCGGAGAATAAGCGATTTTTAGAGGTAACTATCATAGGAGTATCAGAGGAAGGAATTTATACAGAGCGAGAACTAGAAAAAATGGTTCTCAAACAATACGAAAAGGAGAAATTAGAATGGAAAACGAATTAAAAATCAGTAATAGCGCTATACCTGGGTCAGGGTTGCTGGGATTGCCAGAAACAGTTATGCCAATACTAGATGAGACTCCGATATCACCGATGGCTGCTATGATGGCGGCGATCAATGCAAATGTTGATCTGGAGAAAATAGAAAAAATGATTGAATTGCAACAGAAATGGGATGCATTAGAGGCAAAAAAAGCCTTTGTTCATGCTATGGCAGAATTTAAAAAAATACCAATTCAAATTACAAAAGATAGAATGAATAAACAATACAATTCTATGTATACGTCAATAGGAAATTTAATAAATACAGTATTACCTAAAATGAGTGAATGCGGACTTTCTCATCGGTGGACGGTAGATCAGGTAGAGGATCAGATAAAAATAACGTGTATTGTAACACACGAAAGAGGCCATTCAGAATCCACATGGATGCAAGCACCTCCGGATAAATCTGGTGCTAAAAATTTAATTCAACAAATTAAATCTACAAGAACGTATCTACAGGCAGCAACGTTTGAGAGTGCTATGGGATTAGCGTCAACAGATGCAAATTTGGATAATGATGGAAATGGCTCTGACGAAGAAATTGTTTACATTGACGATACACAGAAAAATACAATCATAGACATGATTGCAGATTGCGATATTGCAGATTCTACTGATTTTTTAAAATGGCTTGGCTATGAATCTATAGCTAAGATTGAGAAAAAATCTTATTCCCGCGCCATAGCGGCATTGAAATTAAAAAAACAATCAAAAGATAAGAAGGAACAGAAAGCGGCAAAAAAAGAAGGTGCCGCAGCACAAGACAAGTGATAACAAACGAGAAAAATAATAAAGGAGATAATATGGTTATGTTAAAAGATTTGGTTCAAAATACTCCTGAATGGGATAAAGTACGATTGGGAATACCGACTGCATCACAATTCGACCGCATTGTGACCACTACCGGGGCGCGGTCAAAGCAGCGGGAAAAATATCTCTACGAACTGGCAGGCGAAAAAATCACCGGTGAGCGTAAGGAAAGCTACAAAAACACTGCAATGGACAGAGGGCGTGAACGAGAAGAGGAATCTAGGCAAGCATACGAGTTTATCAACGGTGTTAAAGTTGACTTGGTAGGATTCTGTTTTTACGATGAAAAGAAAGAATTTGGATGTTCTCCGGACGGATTGATAGGAGAAGATGGTGGTTTTGAGACAAAGGATACTTCGCCGCATATTCAGATTGAGCGTCTTGAATGCGGATGGTCACAAGCAGACCATTTTCAGCAAGTACACGGTGGATTATATGTAACAGGCCGCAAATGGTGGGATTTGGTATCGTATTCCCGCGGAATAGAACCTATAATAATACGTTTTTACCGTGATGAGATTTTTATAAAAAAACTTGCAGTTGAATTACAGATGTTTGTAAATGATCTTAAAAGCATAGTAAACAAATATTCTTCTTAAGGGAGTTATATGAACGAGCTTATACCGATCACGAATCAAAAAGAAATAGAAAAAATATTTTTATCGGATGGATTAACGGCACGGATAGATGCAATAAAAGCCGATGGCCTGAATTATGTCGCGGACGTATCGACTGCCCAGGGGCGTAAGGCTTGTGCATCAAAGGCTCGCGAGACTGCTTCTCAAAAGGTTATTATCGACGATGCTGGTATTGAGTTGAAGGCTGAATACAAGAAAAAATGTGACGATATAGATGCAGTAAGAAAGTATGCACGAGACACTCTTGATATGGTACGCGACAAAGTGCGAGAGCCTTATACTCTGTGGGAAAAGGCAGAAGAAGAACGAATCGAGAAGGAGCGTCAAGAAGTTGAATATCAAATGGCTTGGGACGAGGCGATAAGAGAAAATAGTCTTTTTAATAGACAAAAGGAAATCGAGAGACGGGAAGCCGAGATTGAGAAAAAAAGGATTGAACAAGAAGCTAAAGTACGAGCAGATGCGGCAGAGAAGGCGCGTATCGAAAGAGAGGCAGATATAGCGCGGCAAGCAAAAGAACGTGCAGAAAAGGACGCACAACAAGCCATAGAAAAGGCTCGCTTGGATAAGGAAAAAGCAGAGAGAGAAAAAATTGAATCTGAATTACGAGCGAAATTTGCAGCGGAAAAAGCAGAAAAAGATAAAAAGGAAGCACTCGAAAGAGCAGAAAGAGAAAAAAAAGAAGCAATTGAAAAAACCAAAAGAGAAGAAATCGAACGACAGACTAAAGAACGTCTTGAGAAAGAAAGAAAAGAGGCAGAAGAAAAGAGAATTGCAGCACAAAAAGCTTCAAACTTAGTACACCAAAGGAAAACAAATTGTGAGGCTAAAAAGTGTTTTGTTGACAATGGAATGAATGAAGAAATGGCGATAAAAATAATCACTCTTATTGCAAAAAATAAAATAAACCACATAACGATAAACTACTAAAAACTACTAATTATGGATAAAAAAAATTTCCAAGTACCTGCGATATTATCGGGAATAACTTTTAAAGTTGATGGAGGTCTATCTTTACGGTTTACAACCAACGAATTGACTACACCGGAAAAGGTCGGTGTGGGTGATTTTATTAATCAATTTGGGTATTTATTGTTTGCTCCAAATGAATTTGAAGATGCTGATATACCGAAGAATAATGCTCCCAGCGATTTAAAGCCGCCATCACAGCGACTTAGAGGGGTATTATATTTACTTTGGGAAAAATTTAAAGTTGTAAATGATTTTGATATATTTTATAAGCAGCAAATGGAAATGATAATACAGCATTATAAAGATAAGTTGGACGCATGAATAATAAACCAATGTCAATGGCGGCTATGGCTGTTACATATTGCAAAATAAAAAAAGGTGAAACTATTAAACCAGGTTGCGAGATTTTTATGTTTGGTATTTGGCAACAATCAAGAGCGATTGGTTTGCCGGTTATAAGTGGTAAATATCGGCACCCTTGCCAGAAGAACGTGGATTTGAAGAATTTTACTTAAAATACAAGGATTATATAGGATGAACAATAACCCAATAAAAGAAGTTTGCGAACAGATTAAAGAAATTTACGATAAGTATAAACACATGGATCATTGTTTATGCGATTATTCTCTAATAACCACATTTGATGATCTCATAAGGTATAATATGTGGCAAGCGATACGGACAGCTATGCAGGATAATTTATCGAAAGAAAAGGATAAACCAGATGAATTGTGAAGATATTATTTTAAATTATTTAGAAGACAATGGGTATGACGGATTGGTTAATATTGAACTTGGATGCGGATGTCAAATCAGTGAAATCGCTCTATGTGAAAGTTTGAATTTGTCAGATTGCAGCCCTGCGTATAAACACCATTGTGATAAGTGCAAAATATTTCCTAGCTGTGATTTAATTGATGTTTTAGCAGGTAAAAATTCATGTTGTTTTAAAAAGGAGAAACCAGATGGAAGTTTGTTCAAATAATCATGTAGAAATATGCTATGCGTGTCGTCATTGTCCCTTGTGTGAAGCGAATGAAGAAATTGAGCGATGGGAAAAGGAAGAAATTTCTCAATGGGAAAAAGAAGAAGATAAACTTAAGTTGAGAATAGAACAGTTGGAAAATGAGATCAAGAATGTACAGTAAATCACAGCAAACTGGACAATACGGTCGCAAAGCACGACAGACCAAAAAATCTGTCGTAGCATTGAAATGCACTGAGTCGCAACTTCAGAAACAGTGCAATGATTTATTGGATGCGCACCACATAAAATATTTGCGTATTCCTGATTGGATATGGTCATGGTTAAAATTAAATGCTCCTGTACAAGTAGTTAAAGAATTGTCGGGCCGGTTCGGTGGAATGCCCGACAATATGTGTATACGAAGAATTAATGATAAGTACAATTTGCTCATGGCATTGGAATTGAAAACGACAACAGGTAGATTGCACGGAAAACAGAAAACATGGGCGAAAGAAATCACTGTTCAGATAAGCCAAACACCAGATGATACAATTGCAAGTGTAAACGATTTTTTAAAAGCAGAATACATTAATAGAAAATGGTTTTTAAAAATTTTGGATAAAATAAAATGAAAAAGAATCAGTTTGAAATATCAGATAGCATGGCAGCGGTAAAATCAGATCTCCCGGAATTTACCTGGGACGACATTATCCGCTTCGGGTTATCGTTTTGCAGAATAATGGCAAGTAACGATAACTCTGATAAATACAAACGGTTATACTGGTTATCTAAAATAGAAATCAACGAACTGATTACGTCATATAAGTAGTTGGCGGAAATAAACCGCCGACCATTTTATAGGAGCGCGGCATGAATAAATATCGTAAGGCTTTGATTGAAATAGCAAGTTTCGAGGTTCCACCGGCTGATAGTTCGTGCT